TATTTTCAACTTTATTTTTACCCTTTAGGGTAGTGTTGATGGACAACCATCATCGGAATTCAGCTTCGCTGCAATGTGTATGTCACATAACCTAACACATTATGTGGCATAGCATGTGATGCACCTTCGGTGGCTGGCTATGTTGTCCCACTTGGCCAAATTCGCACCTCACTCAAAACCTACACCGAAGGTGAGGCACATTGGCATCTCACTGACTATGTAACACTTAACATATACAGAGTATATGGGCCATCTGTTGCACCTAAACTGCTGCACCGGAGGTGTTAACACGTATTATGTGTGGTTTCGTGTGCATTATGCGTAGGAAACAGGCAATGTCATAGGGGGCAGGGGCCACCGGGGCGTCATGCGTTATTGTTCATGGGTTAATACACAGAAGGTGAAAAAGAGGACTGTAAACCACTAGCCGTGAAACAATAACCGTGAAACACTAGTCACTATATGACTAACAGGTACTATAGCCTACATGTATACGCACTATAACCTACACATATAGTACCTAATAGCTAGGGTTCTGGGCACTTTCAGTGCAAACACCCCCTATACAAGCATAATTAGTGAAAATAGTGCTTGACTTTTCCCCAGATTAGTGTATAACTGTATACTGTGTATGCTAATAAATACCACTTAAGGTGCCAACACATAAGGTGCCTTCCTCTAGTCATTCTAACTACTTCCTTCTAACTAAAAAAGCACGATAAAGAAGAACAGTATAACTAACTTCCTTAAGATGCCTTATCTGCCAAACACCTTAAGTGTATACACACTAAAATACTCAAATCGCCAACACCTTAAGTGTATTATATTTGAACTAATTTCAACGAATAGTAAAATAATGCTTGACATTTAACCAAAAATAGGTATAACTGTATAACATGACGGATCATGAAATAACCTTAGCATGTAGAACCCATGACAATCTTCTTGAAAGAATGTATGAACTACTACAGAAAGGTAAGTTGAATAAAGGGGCACTACCTCACTCGACAGTCTACTATGTAAGAGAAGCATTGAAGGCTAGGACAGGAGTTCTCTACACATTCAACCAGATAGCAATGGCAATATACCTACATGAACAGAGATATCCTAGACAATGTTAAAAAATAAGTATCATTCTCGGCCTTTAACATACTATGCCGAGCCTACTACTACAGCTCTTACCACTATCTACACCGTACCTACTAAGCATACTGCTCAGTTAATGTGTCTGCAGGTAACTAAGCTAAGTACAAGTGGTAATGCTAATTTTACCATGGATATTGAGTCTGTTAGATTAAATGATACTATGCATATATACCATGATATAGTAGTGAGTCATGGAACTGCATTAACAGTAGACACCCTACACCTATACTTAGGGCCAGGTGATGTAATCAAAGTTAGCTCAAGTGTAGCAAATGCACTAGCTGTGACCATTTCCCTTGATGAACATTACGACCCTAACGCCACACACGGAACCTAGCACAATGAGACAATTATCTGAACAACAACAGCTATTCCTCCAAGTCCTATTTGAAGAGGCAGGAGGTTCTATTCTTCAAGCCAAGCAACTAGCTGGCTATTCAAAGACTACCTCTACCACATCTATCGTGAAGGCACTGAAGGAAGAGATAGCTGAACATACTCAGATGTATATAGCACGTAATGCGCCACTTGCAGCAGCAGCTATGGTGTCGGGCCTAAACGATCCTACTCAGTTAGGTATTAAAGATAAGATGAATGCTGCTAAGGATATGATGGATAGAGCAGGATTTGCTAAAACAGAGAAGGTAGAAGTAAAGGCATCAGGTGGTGTCATGTTACTTCCACCCAAAGATACAGACACATAAGGTAAAGCACCTTATGAAATAGCTTAGTAGAGATGCAAAGCACTTACACCACAGAATACTTACAAAAGAAGTGGCTCACTTGCATCTCTACTTCCCCTACACGGAGTAAGTAATAGTGGAATTAATAGAAGAAGAGTGTATGCCTAGTGCAGGTGCCTATGAACTACCCGACATTGATCTTGAATCATACGAATGGGTTCCTATACCAAGGATAGGTAGGACAGTGCCCTTTGGGTACATGCTATGCGAGGACGATAATGACATACTCATTCCTCTACCAGATGAACTAGAACTGCTAGAACAAGCAAAGAAACACTTAAAGTTATATTCCTATCGTGAAGTAGCCAATTGGTTAACTACACAAGCAGGACGTAGTATCTCTCACATGGGATTAAAGAAGAGAGTAGAGAGTGACAGGAAAAACAAGACAAAAGCTAGAAGCGCAAATTACTGGGCCGAAAGGTACGCCAAAGCCAAAGCGATTGCGGAAAAGTACGAAGCCCACCGTAAAGGTGCGAGAAACTTCGCAGACAGACGCTTCACCTAGCATAGCAACTACTGCACCTCCAGTGGTAGCGCAGTCAGTCCCTGTGTCTGTGGCACAGCAGAATGTCATCTTTGCCCCTAACGCAGGGCCGCAGACAGACTTCCTAGCTGCTGCAGAGAGAGAAGTACTATATGGTGGTTCTGCTGGTGGTGGTAAGTCTTATGCTATGCTAGCAGACCCACTACGCTATATCACACACCCACAGTTCTCAGGATTGTTACTACGACATACTACTGAGGAATTGAGGGAGTTGATATGGAAGTCTCAGGAGATGTATCCTAAGATCATTCCTGGTATTAAATGGTCAGAGAGGAAGCTAACATGGACTGCACCTAATGGAGGTAGACTATGGTTCTCCTACCTAGATAAGGATGATGACGTACTACGCTATCAGGGTCTATCCTTTAGCTGGATTGGCTTAGACGAGCTTACACAATGGGCTACTCCTTTTGCATGGGATTATCTAAGATCACGATTAAGAAGTACCGCATCTGACTTACCTATCTATATGAGAGCGTCTACTAACCCTGGTGGTAGAGGGCATTCTTGGGTCAAGAAGATGTTCATTGATCCTGCCCCATTTGGCACAGCCTTTGATGCTACTAATATGGAGACAGGCGAAAAGCTAGTCTACCCAGACGGACATAGCAAAGCAGGTGAAGCGCTATTCCGTAGGAAGTTTATCCCTGCCAAACTTTCGGATAACCCATACTTGAATGAGACAGGGGACTATGAAGCCAACTTACTCTCCTTGCCTGAACAACAAAGGAGACAGTTGCTTGAAGGAGATTGGGACATTGCTGAAGGAGCTGCATTCCCTGAGTTCAATAGATCCATACACGTTGTGGAACCATTCGACATCCCTAGCAACTGGACTAAGTTTAGAGCAGGAGATTACGGTTATGGTTCTTATTCAGGTATTGTATGGTGTGCTGTTGCGCCGAATGACCAACTTATCATATACAGAGAATTATATGTGTCAAAGATGCTGGCAGAAGACTTAGCAGACACTATCCTTGAAGCAGAGAAGGGCGATGGCCGTATGCAGTATGGCGTATTGGACTCCTCTTGTTGGCATAAACGTGGGGACACTGGCCCTAGCATTGCAGAGAGAATGATAGTGAAAGGGTGTAGATGGCGACCCTCTGACCGTAGTAAAGGTACACGAGTATCTGGCAAGAATGAATTACACAGACGCCTACAGGTAGATGAATTTACGGAAGAGCCACGGATGATTATATTTAATACCTGTAAGAATCTTGTATCCCAGCTACCTATTATACCACTAGATAAGAAGAACCCTGAAGATATTGATACTACATATGCACATGATCACTTATATGATGCACTTAGATACGGGATTATGTCTCGGCCTAGGCATGGTGTATTTGACTATGATCCAGCAACAGCAAGATCTAATAAAATGGCAATAGCCGATGCTACCTTCGGGTACTAACTACAACACTTTGTGAGTAACAAATGGCAGAAGAAATTACACCAGAACTAAGCAGTGAAACTGTAGCATTAGAGGATGTGTCAGCAGCATCTGATGAGAAGTTATACGTCAATCGTTTAGTAGAAACAGTAACAAATCGCTTTAGTAAAGCCGAAACATCTCGTAGACAGTATGAAGATCAGTGGCTACGCAACTACCGTAATTATCGTGGTCTATACAGTCCGGATGTGCAGTTTACTGAAGCTGAAAAGTCTCGTGTATTCATCAAGGTAACTAAGACTAAAGTACTAGCTGCATATGGGCAGATTACTGATGTGTTATTCAGTAATGGTCGCTTTCCTTTATCTGTAGATCCTACGATACTACCTGAAGGTATTTCAGGGGATGTGCATTATGATCCTGCTAAAGAAGAGGAAGGTGCTGAGGAATCTCCCTATGGCTTTGCAGGAGATGGTAAAGTCTTACCTGCAGGTGCTACAGAATCCACGCTACTACTAGGCGCCTTAGAAGAGAAGCTGGAAGGTAAGGATATGGTAGAAGGGCCAGGAACAAGTCCTACTGCAGTTAACTATAATCCTGCTATGATTGCTGCTAAACGTATGGAGAAGAAGATTCATGATCAGCTAGATGAATCAGAGGCAACTAAGCAGCTACGCTCTGCTGCATTTGAACTACCACTATTTGGTACAGGTATCATGAAAGGCCCAATGGCAGTGGACAAAGAGTATGCTGATTGGGACGAAGAAGGTGCGTATACGCCTATCAACAAGACTGTACCTAAAGTATCCTATGTATCTGTATGGGACTTCTATCCGGATCCAGATGCAACACAGATCAGTGATTGTCAGTATACAGTACAACGTCATAAGCTCAATAGAACACAGTTACGTGAACTAAAGAAGCGACCCTTCTTCCGCAAAGATGTCATTGAAGATGTGGTAGAACGTGGTGAGAACTACGTTAAAAAGTATTGGGAAGATGATTTAAATGATTACCAAGTAGACACTGGCATTGATCGGTTTGAAGTACTAGAGTATTGGGGTGTCATGGACATGCAGACACTGGAGGAGTATGAAATTGATATTCCTAAAGAACTAGAGAATGCAGACGAGCTACAAGTAAACATTTGGGTATGTAATGATCGTGTGTTACGCTCCGTACTTAACCCATTCAAACCTGTACGTTTACCCTATTACGCAGTACCATATGAGCATAATCCTTACTCACTATTCGGCATTGGTCTGGCAGAGAACATGGATGATACGCAGACATTAATGAATGGTTTCATGCGTATGGCTGTAGATAATGCTGTACTGTCAGGTAACTTAATCTTTGAAGTAGACGAGACTAACTTAGTACCAGGCCAAGACATGTCACTATACCCAGGTAAGGTGTTCAGGCGACAGGGTGGCGCACCAGGTCAGGCATTGTTTGGAACTAAGTACCCTAACGTATCACAAGAGAACCTACAGTTATTTGATAAGGCACGACAGCTAGCAGATGAGTCTACAGGCTTACCCTCCTTCTCCCACGGACAGACAGGAATATCGGGCGTAGGTCGTACTAGTTCAGGCATCAGTATGTTGATGAATGCTGCAGCGGGTGGTATCAAGACTGTTATTAAGAACATTGATGACTATCTACTAGGCCCAATGGGCAAGAGCTTCTTCCAGTTTAATATGCAGTTTGACTTTGACAAGTCCTTACGTGGTGATCTTGAGGTAAAGGCTCATGGCACTGAGTCCCTCATGGCTAATGAGGTGCGTTCACAAAGATTGTTACAGTTCCTACAAGTAGGTGCTAATCCTAACTTGGCACCGTGGATGAAGTCTCAATATATCATTCGGGAGATTGCTAAGTCAATGGAGCTAGATCCAGATAAGGTAACTAACAATATTGAAGAAGCACAAGCACAGGCACTGATTATGCAGAAGCAACAAGCTGAAGCACAGGCAGCTGCAGGGCCACCACAAGGTGCTCCACCGCAGGAGGGTGTACCAAATCCTTCAGATACAAGTGGCGCAGGTAATGGCAACATAGGTGTTGGAATGTCTCCAACGCCAGATGAACAAGGATTTAGTGGTAATGAACAAGCACCTATTGAAGCCCCTATGCAATAACAAACAATTATGGGAGGCATTCATTGCATATATGGATACTCTCATTGAACATCAGCACCGTAAGTTAGAACAGACTACTGATACACAGGAGATGTTTCAAGCACAAGGTGCAATTAAAACTTTAAGATCTATGAAGTATTTACGAGAGAGTGTAAACAGTGAAAATTAAATATCGTAGTGGTTACGCAGCAGGTGGGTTTATAGATAATGGTGCTTCCGTAGATCCTATGTCGGGCAATGAAGTACCTACAGGTTCCCTTCAAAAGGAGGTGCGAGATGATGTTCCTGCACAATTAAGTGAAGGAGAGTTTGTTTTACCAGCTGATGTGGTACGTTTCATTGGCTTAGATAAACTTATGAAGATGCGAGCTAAAGCTAAGGAAGGTCTTAGTGCGATGGAAGAAGAAGGCCAGATGGGGGGTCAATCTGCTCCACAGCATATGTCTGAAGATTATGATGCGGACGAAACGGCTGAGATTGATGCTATGATTGATGGTCTTGATGGCGAAGACTTTGATGGTGAGATGCAGCATTTTGCAGAAGGAGGCTCTGTTCGGCGGCGTAGGGAAATGCCTACCTATGAACAGTTTACGGGCCGTAAGTATAGTAGGCCTGAACTAATAGAGCATCGTGTATATGTAAATGATGCAGGTAATAAGATCAATATTAAGTTCATTAAAGGACAACCGTTACAGCCTATCCCTGAAGGGTATTATCCCTATGTGGAAGGGAAAGAAGAAGAAGGTAATACGGGAGGCGACAACACAGAAGGCTCGTCAGAGGGCACACCAGGATCTAGTGAAACTCATCTGCACAAGGATGATCCGAAGAACCCATGGCAAGGTCGCTATGCTTCCAATGATTCAGATGCTATTAAGCAACATCACCATATGGGTTCAAATAAAGTAACAAGGGTTCGTAGAAAAGCCCTAGAAGATATGCTAGAGAATACAGGAACATCTCCTATGGATCTTAAGCATATGCGGGAATCTCTAACTCCAGATGCTATACGGATCTTAGAGACACGAGGCGCTAATAAGGACAGCATGGAATGGTTTCTACTTAAGGATAAGTCACCTAAGGAAATGATGTTCTGGGCACAAAAAACTGCAGATACAATACGTAGGACTAAAGATTTACCGGATCCCCATTACTCAGGTAAACCTACAGGTGAGACACCGGAGATCTTCACTAAGATTAAGGAAGTGCTGTCTGGTGATATTGATGTAGAAGATGCCATAAAGCGTGTAGTAACTATGTGGGGGGGTGCATCAGTAGGTATACCTCCTATGGTGACAAGTGCCTTATATGAAAAGTATGGTAAATCGGCTACGGATACAGCTCTTGAGGATAAAGGTGTAACTCAGGGAGGCCAAGAAGATCCTGTATCAGGCACTCTAGGTGTTACAGGCGAGGACACTGCCGCTGAGGCAGGAGGATATACGACACGAGGCAACTATACAAGTCTTACAGATGCTAAGAGAGCACAGGAAGATCTGACAGAACAACTACGTTCCGCCATAGCACGTGGAGATGCAGGTGTAGCAGATCTACGTAAGCAGAAAGAAGCTGCAGATGCTGCTGTAAAAGAATGGGAAGGTAAAGTAACTGCGGAGCAAGAGAGATCCGGTAAACTACAGGCAGAGTCAGATGAGCTATTTTCTACTGAAAAGGATAAGTGGAGTAAATTAGTAGCTGAAGAACAAGAGAAAGTTAAAAAAGCTAAACAAGACCAAGTAGACGCAGACAAGTTATTCTCTACTGAAAAGGATAAGTGGAGTAAATTAGTAGCTGAAGAGCAAGAGAAAGCCGCTAAACTACAAACTGATTGGGATACAGATGTAGCTGGATGGGCAGACGAGACTACTGCATGGGAGAAGAAAGTAGCGGATGAGCAGGGTAAAACTACAGCACTACAAGATGCATGGGATATCTCTGCGGAAAAAAATAAAGATGCTTATTCTTCATCAATGTCAGCAGAGCAGGAGAAGTGGAGTAAATTAGTAGCTGAGGAGCAAGAGAAAGCTGCTAAACTACAAACTGATTGGGATACAGATGTAGCTGGATGGGCAGACGAAACTACTGAATGGGAAGGGAAAGTAACTGCGGAGCAGGAGAAAGCCGCTAAACTACAAACTGATTGGGATACAGATGTAGCTGGATGGGCAGACGAAACTACTGAATGGGAAAAGAAGGTAGCAGCAGAACAAGAGAAAGCCGCTACACTACAAACTAATTGGGATACCTCGGCAGAAGAAAAGGCAACGGAGTATTCTAAATCTTTAGAAGCAGAAGCTACTAAATTAGCAGATCAAAAAACTGCTGCAG